CGGGCCGAGCATCAACGCGGATTCAGCCGTGACGGTGCTGTCGAGCACGACGTTCTCCGTGGCGATCAACACCTCGGCGAGCACGGGCGCGGGCACCGGCGGATCGCTCGTGCCAAGCAGCACGGTGAACGGCGGATCTGGGTATCAGCAGGTGACCGCGTTCTCGGGCTTCACGGGCTACGTCGGGAAGATCCGGCACTCGGCAGACAACGTGACGTATGTCGACCTGATCACGTTCACGAACGTGACGACGGCGCCGAAGGCGGAACGCCTCACGGTTGCCGGCACGGTCAATCGTTACTTGGTCTACACGGGCACCGTGACGGGGAGCGGATCGATTTCACCTTTCTCGATGTTCGCGCGGAGTTAGGCGTGACCGACGCGGACATCGCGGTCGCGACGGTGACGGTGCAGGAGTTGGAACGCACGGCGCGCGCCCACTGGGACGCGCTGAGCGACGGCGAGAACGGCCTCGAATATCAGGCGGCGATGGGCGTCGTGCGGCAGGCTGGATCGCTCCGGAAGTCGCTGGAAAACTGGATCGTGACGAGAGCCACGACGGCCTCGCGCAAGTAGGAGAAGAGACACATGGCCAAGTACGGATCGGCATCGGCAGTCGTGACGATCGACGACCACGGCGGCACGCCGCGCATCATCACGGCGCACGTGCTGACCATTGGCGGGTTGAAGATCACCCAGATCAGCGAAGAGAACAGCCCCTTCGGCATGAACCACGAGCAGAACACGCCCGTGGGCAAGCAGAAGTTCGGCCCGGTGACGATCACCGGCAACTATGACGACACCGCGACGACCGGGCCGCACGCCGTGTTCTCCACGCTGGAGACCACGCCGAGCGATTCGACGCGGACGCTCGTCGTCTCGCCGGACGGCACGAAGAACCTCACCGTCGAGGTCTACTGCGTGGAGTACGAGCCGATCTTGACCAACGGGAAACTGACCGGCTATTCCGCGACCCTCGTCCAGCAGGGTCTCGCGGTCTGGTCGTAATCGAACTGAACGGATAAGCGGATACCGCGATGGCCGGCATGGTGCCCGCCATCGCCGTGTCACCTTGTGGAGCAGCGCATGAGCATCTTCGCTAGTCGCGTCACCGACACAATCCCATTTCGCGCCGATGGCGTGGACTACGAGGTCACTATCCAAAAGCTCGCCGGTCGTCATCTCGGGAAGGCGCAACAGGCGTTCCTGAATGACCTCGTGCGCGGGATCCACGAACGTGGTGGCGCGGCCGTGCAGAAAGACTTGCGAGAAGTCCTGGACTCCGAAAACGCCAAGGCCGGCATCGCGGCAGTCAAGGCCGATCCGTTGAACGGCTACGACAAGCACACGCTGATCCTCTACGGGGTGAAGAGTTGGACGTACCCGGAACCGATCCCAGCCGATCTGGACGCGAAGCGGGCGCTGTTCGATGACCTCGATGCCGACTATGTCGACGTGCTTGCTACTGCGGTGCTGAAGCTGACGAAGCCGAGCCTGTTCCAAGAAGAAGAGGAAGCGGCGGCGGCAACAAAAAACGGCTGACGCGGCTGCATCGTGGGCTGAACCACGCCGGCCCGCTGCCGGCCGCGTATGTGATTCGACGGATCTGTGACGTGTTTCACTGCCTGCCCTCGGAGGCGGAAGCAGAACTCAGGCGGGCACCAGTCGGGTGGATCGAGGAAGTGATCGAGGCTGGCGTCTACGCGGACCTAAAGGCGCTCTATGACGGCGCCGACTCGGACGAAGCCATGAAGCGGCTGCCGAAGACGCCGCTGATGGAGACGGTGAAGGAGATCGACGAAGCACTAGCGTTCGAGGAGATCGAAGCGAAGAAGGCACATGGCTGATCCGCTCTTCACGATCGACGTGGACACGACGCCGGTGGAGGCCGCCCTGACGGCTCTGCCGACGACGCTGCATGCGTTGACGATGGACGCCTGCCGCGTCACCGCTGAAGCGATTGTGAACGAAGCCAAGAGCCGACTCGCGCGCCAGATTTCCTCCATGTCGCGCGGCGATGCGGTGGCCGGGATCTCGACGCGGGTGTCATTCGACGGCGACGGCTACGTCGTGCTGTCCGACGATGACCGCCAGCCCAACCTGCCGCTCTGGCTCGAGAAGGGCACAAAGCCAGGCAAGCGGCACAATTACGCACGCACCGATCCGCGCCCGTTCTTCTACGCCTCCATCGAGCTCGAAGCCTCTGCGCACGAACGGCGGATCGAAGACGCCATGCAGCAGGCGGCCGACGATTCCGGATTGGGCGGGACGTAGATGGCCGCCCCCGTCGCTCTCGCGTTCCGGATTGGCGCCAACCTCGATGCTTTGCGCACCAACTTGGCGGAAGCCAACGCGCAGTTGGAGACCACGCGCAGCGCGATGACGCGGATGTCGAACAGCCTCGACGGCTCGTCGCTCATCGCGAACGCGAACGCGATGGTCAAGGTGGTGAACGACCTCGGCGGGGCATCCAATCTCACCGCCACGGAGCAAGCGAAGGTCAACGCCACCGTGGAAGAGGCGCTGGCGAAGTATCAGGCGCTGGGGCAGGTGGCGCCGCCCGGCATGCAGGCGTTGGCGGACGCCACGAAACAGGCCGGCGCGGAGACGAGCCAGTTCGGGGATCTCGTCGAGCGGCTGACGGAGCGGTTCGCCATTTACGAGGTGCTCCGCGGCGCGTTGGATTTCAGCAAGGAAATCCTCACGACGGCGGCGGCGATGGAGGATCTGTCGCTCGCCACGGGTATCAATACGGACGATCTGCAGAAACTGTCGTATGTCGGCGTCGAATTCGGCGTGCAGACAGACATGATGGCGCGTGGCGTTGAACAGCTGTCCGCTAAGCTGGCGAACGGCGACAAAAACGCCACAGCGGCCGTGCAGGAACTGGGCCTCAGCGTGTCGGACCTCCTCTCGAAAGGGCCAGAGGAGGCGTTCCTGTCCATCGCTGACGCGGCCGGCCGCGTCGAAGATCCAATGACGAAGGGCGGTCTCGCCGCGCAACTGTTCGGCGGACGGCTCGGGAAGACGCTCCTGCCGATGCTCAGCGAACTCCGGCAGAAGATGAACGACGTCCCGAAGGACGCGATCATCAGCGAGGCCACGATCAAGTCTGCGCATGACTTCGAGGTCGGGCTGGAACACCTGGAGACGCGCCTGAAGTCGTGGACGGTCACCGCGATCGAGTCGGTCCACAACGGCTGGACCGTGATCGGGGATGCTCTCACGAACCAGCGCACGCTGCTGCCCGACGAAGCGGCGATGGTCGACAAAGTAACAGACTCGCTGAAGGCGCAGACGGTCGCGGCCGGTCCCGTCATCACCAACGCGCAGCTGCTACAGAACCGGCTGACGGCACTCCACACCGAAGCGGTCGCACCGCTCGATGCGAGCCAGAAGCAGAACATTCTGACGCTGCATACCTACGGCGAGTCGCTCGTCGACATCGCCAAACTGGTCGGATCGAACACGGTCGCCGTGAAGCTGTTCCTCGACGCCCACAAGGCCGCCGAGGAGCAGGCGAAGAAGTCCGCCGAAGCGATGAAGAAGCTGGCCACCGAGGTCGACAACCTCGCCAGCCGCATGAAGGTCACGTCGGGCGTGTCGCAGGCGTTCCTAGATGAACTGGACGGGCTCAGCAAGGCCGCACGGGCCGATCTGGACATCATCACAGGCGCGAAGTCGCAGGAACAGGTCACCGCGCTGCAGGAAGCCTTCAGCCATCTGTATCAGTTCGGGATGCAGCCGACCGAGGCGGAACTCCAGAAGACCGCCGACATGGCCGGGGAGCTGTTCAAGAAGGGCGCGGATCTCACGCCGCAGTTGACGATCCTCGCGGCGACGTTCGGCACGCTCACGCCGAAGGTCGAAGACGGCGTCACGAAGGTCGCCGAGCTCGGCGAGAAGGTCAAGATCGTGATCCCGCAGGTGCCGAAGCTAAAAGACGGCCTGCTCGAGTTGGGGCACGCGCTCGATACGCTCGGCTCGGCGGTTAGCCAGTTTGACCCGTGGCTCGGGAAGCTAATTACCGACTTCGGCCACATGGCGACGTCGATTGATGCCGCAGGCAAGGCATTCTCGGCGGCCGGCAAGGCGTTCTCAGCCGGCGACATCACGAAGGGCATCCTCGGTGTGGCGAGCGGGATCAGCGGCATCGTGACTGCGGCCGTGGCGGCTGGCAACGCGATCAGCTCGCTGTGGAATCACTTTTTCGGCTCAGCGGGCCGTGATGCCGTCGTGGCGTTTGCGAATACGTTCGGCGGGTTCGACCAGCTCCACGCCCAGCTCGACGCGATCGGCGCGGCGGGCGAACAGATGTGGATCAAGCTGACCCAGCAGACTGGTCGCAACGATCTGGCCGGCGCGCAGGCGACGATCGCGCAGATCAACGCGCTGCTGAAGGGCCAGACGGACTACCTCTCACGGTTGCCGCAGGAGATGCAGCAATACGGGCTGACGTGGGAACAGGCCGGCGCGTCGGCGGAACAGTCGCATCTGGATTCGATCGGCGCGAACTTGGTGCAGACCTTCGCGGACCTGACGAAGGCCGGCTTCAACGTCGATATGGTCACGCAGAAGATGTCGACCGACATCAACGCGTACATCGATGAGGCGATCCGAACGGGCACCGAAGTGCCTGCGGCAATGAAGCCGCTGCTGCAGCACATGATCGACCTCGGCACGCTGACGGACAACGCCGGCAACGCGATCACCGATCTGAATTCGTCTGGCATCACATTCTCGGAGACGTTGACGCAGGGTTTCCAGTCGGTCGTCGACGCGATCAATCAGCTGACGGCGGCGCTCGGCGCCGTACCTGGTGCCATCCAGAAGATCCCGCGCGAAGTCAACGTCGACGTGAATTACAGCTCGCACGGGGCACCAGGTGGTGACGGCAGCGCACCAGCGGCGGCCACGGGCGGGATGGTGGGCTGGGGCAACGTGATCCCGTTCCCGTCCTACATGAAGGACGGCGGCTTCCCTGGCGGCCCGCGTGGGACGGATACAGTGCCCGTCTGGGCGACACCGGGGGAGATGATCCTCAACAAGGCGCAGCAGGCGGCGCTGTTCGGCGGCCACGGCGACGTCCACGTGTATATCGACGGCAAGGAAATGACGGCGCAGATCATCCGCGGCGTGCGCCGTGATGCGGCCACCGGACGGTTACGCACGCGCGCAGGCGCGGGACGGACGTACTGATGTCGGTCACTCCTGCACGGCTCGCCTACAACAATCTCCTGACGGCATCAGGCGTGGTGATTACCTCGTCCGCCGATGCGACGGGCTACCCGGTCACGAATCTGTCGAATTCGGCGCGCTGGAAGAAGTGGCGCTCCTCCACGACGACTGGCGACCAGTGGGTGCTGTTCGATCTCGGGTCGAATCAGAGCTTTCAACTCCTCGCGCTGACCGACGTCCTGCTGCATACCGGCGGCGGCACGTTGAAGTTCCAAGCCAACGCAACGAACGTCTGGACCTCACCGACGGTCAGCGACACCATGACGCTGCCGTCGCCGGACTTCACGCACGTCGTGGCCGACTGGATCTCCCAGCAGACGCTGCGGTACATCCGGTTCTATTTCACGAACGTCGGCGCAAGCAACAGCTACGTCGAGATCGGGGCCGCGGTGGCGGCGCCGTACTTCCAAGCCGCGCAGTCGATTGCCCCTGGCGTCTCGGTCGTGCGCCACGATCAGTCGATCGATCGCCTGTCATTGGGTGGGCAGCGCAGCAGCATCGTGCGCGGGAAGTACCACGAGATTACCGGCACATTCAAGATTCAATCGACCACGGATCGGGACGCGTGGCGCACGGCCTTTGATACCAATGGCGCGACGGCCCCCTGTGTCTTCGCGGTCGATCCGGGCGTGCCGAGCCTGAACTTCTATGGGGTGATGCGGCCTGCGCCAACGGCGAGCGGCCGAACCGTGCTCTCGACGTTCAAGACCGTGCATCACCATCCCTCTGACAACCTCTGGGATGTGGACTTCGTGTTTCAGGAGGACGTCTCGTGACGGTCGCCTATAACGCGCTGCTCGCGAGCGTCGGCCAGGCGATCGTGGTCCTGGCCGAGATCCAGCCGCTCGAGATCCTCGGCGTGTGGACAAAAGAGGGCGGCTACACGAACGTCTATTCCACGCCGTGGGCGAGCACCATTCAGACCGCCGCAGTGCCGGGTGGCCTGTATCGGCGATTGGACAAGGTGCGCGGCAACGCGACGGATTTCAGCCTGCAGGCATCCGAAGCCCTCGTCGACTCCCACGCGAACAGCTACTTCTACGACGGCACGAAGCTGTATGTGAACATCGGCGGATCGAGTCCCGACACGCTGGCGATGACGGGCGCGTTCTTTACGATTTTCTTCGCCTCGACCTCGGTGAGTTTTTCGGATCAGCCGCTGTACGAGCCGCGGCTGGCGGATACCTGGCCGTCGATCGTCACCGAGAAGCCCGATCCGCTGTTCGGCGCGACACAGGCCGACACTGGATCGTTGGCGGTCAGCAACGCCGATGGCCTCTTCGACGAGATGGCCCGTCGCTACGTCTGGCGAAACAAAACGGTGACGTTCAAGATGGGCGGCGTCGGGCTGGCGTACAGCGACTACTCCACCATCGGGGTGATGCTGATCAACGCCATCGCGCCCGATGACGACGTCTGCGCGTTCACGCTCGAGGTGCAGGGCGCGGTGTTGAACCAGTCGATCCCGCCGCAGCTCTGGGCCGATGGTGTGGATGCGGTCTCCGTGCAGGCCACGCTAGCGCAGTACAAGCCGTGGCTCCTCGGACATGCGAAGGATTGCAAGCTGCCGATGGTCGCGGATGACGTGTACGAGCCGACGGATAGCATCTTCCGCAGTTCACCGGCAGGCATCGTCGCGGGCGATCTCACGCAGGTTAACGCCATGTATGCGGTGAACAAGAGCACGGGCGCGAAGACGCCGCTGGTGCTCTTCACCGACTACTCGCCCTCGGTCGGGGCGCTCTACAGCATCATCAACGCCACGTATCAGGTCGCGACGAGCAGCACGTACGAGATTTGGGCCGATCTCCAGTCGGAATTCTTCGATGTGCCGACGTTCGGGGCGGCGATGGTGCGGTTCCTCCAACTCCTCGGCGTGGAGACCGCGCAGATCGATACAGCGGCGTTTACGGCGCTCGATACGAACGCGCCAGCGATGGCGGGGCTGTATCTCGTGACGCCCGCGCCGGCCGCCGACATCTTGCGTGTGTTCGAGCAGTCGCTGCTCGGGCAGATTTACCACACGACCGCTGGACTCTGGACGATCCGCCGATGGGATCCGTCGTCGCCCGCGCAGTACTCGATCTCGGACGCGGACATCGTCTCGTGGACACCGACCGAGGATCTGAAGTCCTCCGTCAATGAAGTCCGCATCAACTACGACATGCGGCAGGCGACGGGCACGTTTACGCAGGCCGTGTCGAGCGACTCGACGGTGCAGTACGCGAACGAAACGTCGGACTCCGTCACTATTCCGAGCTACCTGCTGATGGCCTCGGATGCGAGCGCACTGGCGAACCATATGCGGTTCCTGAAGTGCGCGCCGTCGGGCCGGTACGCCGTGGAACTGCGCGGGCTGGAACTGATGACGGCGTCGGCTGGCGACATGGTCTCCGTGACGCGCGCCCGCGGACCGATCGCCCGCACGGGACGACTCGACGGGCAGTTCTTCGAGATCATGAAGATCGAAAAGGTGCTCGGGCCGATCCCGATGGTGCGTGTGGAACTCGAAGACCTCGGCGGCCAAACCGATCGGATCGGGCGCTGCACGAACGGGACGAGTCCCACGGACTGGTCAACGGCAGCGGCCTCAGACCGCGCCCTGTACATGTTCTGCTCGGATACGAACGGATACGTCGACCCGACGGATCCGCAGACGCTCAACGGAAAGGTGCCCTACTAAATGTCGTCCCCGCTGTTCACGGCGGCGTTGCCTCATTACACCCCGGCCGCAGGGAAAGCGGTTCCGTACGACTGGTTTACCACGCTGATGGATAACACGTCAGCGGTGGCGAATGGGTACGGCACGCAGACCGACGTCTCGACCACTGGCACAACGAACAATCTCGCGCCGGCAGCGGCTGCGTGGCATCAGGTCTGGACGGGCGCATCGACATGGACGATCACCGGCCAAGTGCCCGTGCAGAACGGCCAGATTCAGGTCTACTCGAACCAGTCCGCCTCCAGCGTCCTGAAGTTCACGCATGAGGACGCTGGGAGCACGGCCGCGAATCGTTTCACGCTGCCTTCGACGCAGGGGCAGCAGATTGGCCCGAAGGGCTCCATCGGCTTCCGCTACGACGGCACAAATAGTCGATGGCGCGTGCTGTTCATTGAGCCTGGCGCCCCGATCGCGTTCACCCCGACGATCACCAGTAGCGGCGGCGGGACGCCGACCTATACCACGCAGGTCGGGACGTTCGTGCAGCGCGGATCCGTGGCGCATGTGCAGGGACGGATCACGTTAGCGACGAAGGGCACGCTGGCGGCGGGCACCGCTGGGATCGGGCTGCCGTTTACGTCGACCCCCACGACGAGCAACTTCGGCCACATGACGATCGGATACTTCTCGGGCATGACGACGGCGATCGTCATGTTGGCTGCCTATATTCAGCCGAGCACCGCTGGTAGCACATTCTGCTTTACGACCGGTGCCGCCGCTGGCACCACAACCTGTAATGTGACAGACATTTCTGGGACATTCGACGTGATCTTTTCTGCTGATTACGCGTTGACCTAAAGAAAGACCGCCGGGCCCATGCCCGGCGACGGTGGAAGGGGTTTGTAGGGATTCAGGACGACTCCCCGGCTAGAGCGTAGTTGGCCGCTACGCTTGAAGAGCAGATCGGCTGATCTGCCTGCCGGGAAGCAAAACAACAGCCATCGGGTGATCACAGCCGCCCCGCCGACGCGCACGGACCTGCGCGCGGATGTGGGCGGCTGTTTCTTTTTTCCTCGGGGGGCCAACGGATGGGCGCGGATCGCAATGACCGGAACGACGTGACGAACGGGGAGCTGTTTCGCATCCTCGAGGAACACGGCAAGACGCTCGCCGAGATCCGCGAAGACGTGAAGCGGCAGAACGGGCGCGTCGCGATCGTCGAGCGTGACGTGGCCGTGCTGCAGGACCGCGATCTGCGCGACGACACCGCTCGCGGCAGCGCCCTGATCGCGTTCCTCACCGGCCTCGGCTCCCTGGTCATCCATTACTTCCGGCGATGACCACCGACGATCGCGCCCGCCTCGTCGACCAGCTCCACCGGCACGAGTCCGTACGGTTGAAACCGTACACGGATCCCGCCGGAAAGCTGACGATCGGCGTCGGCCGCAACCTCGACGACGTCGGGATCACGGCAGCGGAAGCCGACTATCTCCTGCAGGGCGACATCGATCGCGCCGTCCGTGGGCTCATGGCGCGCTATCCGACGTGGTTCCCCGACCTCGATCCGGTGCGCCAGGCCGTGCTCGTGAACATGGCCTTCAACCTCGGGCTGACGGGCCTCGCCGCGTTCACGCAGACGCTCGCCTCGATCGCCAGCGGGGACTACGGGAAAGCCGCCGACGCGATGCTCGCCAGCAAGTGGGCCGCGCAAGTCGGATCGCGCGCGTCAGAACTGGCCGCGCAGATGCGCCTCGGAGCGTGGGCATGAGGCTCGGCTTCCTCGTGCGCGTGGCGTTGCCGGTCTGGCTGGCCGTCTTCGCGGTGCTGTGGATGGCCGGTGGGGATCGCGGCACTGACGGCTTCAGCCTCCCGCCCATTGCGGAACCGCCCGTCGCCCTCCAGGTGCGTCCGCTGTTCATGCTCGCACGCGGGGACATTCGCATCGAAGTGCGCGTCGCGCGGCACGCCGACAACCGCATCTTGGCGATCTCGTGGGACTCGGACGGTGGCGGATCCAAGGGCGAGACCGACCGAAAAATTGACGGCGAGGACGGCCCCGTTCTGTTCAACGTCACACTGCCCTCGCAACTACCAGCGAATTACATCTTCCTCGCCACCCTGATCGGATCGAACGGGCATCCACGCGGACAGGCCGAAGCCCGGATTCGTGTGCCGGACGGAGCGTCGTTGTAGATGCCGATCGTCAACCCGCTCACCGGCGCGCTCTCGACCTTGCGACGGGACTGGTACGACGCCACGCGGACGATCTACCAGGACTGCTCGACGGGCGCCTGCCGGATCGTGCTGTCGGACGGCACCGCGATCGCGCCGAACACGAACGCCGACCAGGTCGCCGGGAATGGTGGCGTCGGCGTGTGGCTGAAGGAACAGGACGCGACCGTCTACGACACGCTCGGTCGCTCGTGGCCTGGCGCGGACGTCCAGCGCGGCTCCGTCTCGCCGGACGGCGCCTATCCCTTGAAGCTCGCGCGCAATTCCTTCGGGCCGTGGGACGTCATCGAGCAGGACGGCTCACGCTGGCGGCTGACGGACGGCAATGCCACCGACATTCAGCTGCTCGGGAACCGCCGCGCGATCTGGAACGAAGGCGGCGTCACGCGCGCGACCGGAGGCATCGTCCCGCCGAATGACGCGCTCGACTCGCGACCGCGGGCCTGCTTCGTCAACGGCCGGCTGATCTTCCTCTACCAGCGCCAGCCGGACGGGATGCTGTGCTGCGGTGACGGCGTCAGCGGCATCCACCAGGTGGCCCCGCCGGCGGCGACGTATTTCTACCCGGACATCGCCTACGTCAACGGCCGGATCCTGATCCGCTGGTCGCTGAACCAGGCGGACCTCGGCGACGGGCCCGGCGTCGACCTGACGCTCGCGGAACTCGACGCGCTGCCGCCCGCGCCGGCGCCGGTCACGATGCCGACCTTCGCGTTGGGACATCCGGTGCTGGTCTGCCCCTTCAAGGATCCCGACGGCGACACGCTCGCGCCGGCCGAGATCATCGTCAACCAGATGGGACAGCGACACGTCCGCGCCTACTTCGTCGCGGAGGACTCGCTCGGCGGCCCATTCCTCGGTGAACGGCTCGGCATCTACTCGGAAGCCGCGGATCCGTCGGCGGCGATCGCGCTGGCGAAGGGCCTGAACACGCGGCTGCTGCTCGCGCACGACGCGCCGGCGACGTGGCTCCTGCCGGCGAACCTCCTGCGGGCCTTCGACATCCCAGCCCTCGAGTGTTACCTCGTCGTCGGCGAGACCACGCAGCAGTCGATCGCGCGCTGGCAGCTGGAGCTCGACGCGCTGCTCGCGTCCTGGCCGGGCGATGTCGCGCTGATCCCGATGTTCTACTGCAGCGGCGGCGCCCCGCCGAATGAGACGTTCACGGTCGCGCAGGTCCTGACCGGCCTCGGCGCGTTGAGTGGCCTCGTGAACCGATCGCCCCGGGTGAAGGTGATCGCGCCGTTCGCCTATCTGCGCGCGAACGGGATCATCGGCCACCCGGAGCTCGCCGCCGCGTTCACGCAGCTGCTCATCGCGGCCGGCCGCGCCGGTCTCGCGACGTTGACCCCGATTCCCCCTTCGCCGGCGCCGACTCCGCGTCCTCCGGCACCCATACCGAAGC